GAAGATGAGCCAGCCAATCGAACTCCAAAATGCATTTCTGAGTGAAGATGGTAAAGTCATCAGCTCTCTGTTTAGACGCAGAAATAACAAGGATCTTCTTATCACGGTCGTTCCATAGCGTCCACAGAACGAAGGCAGCAGCGATCCAGGATTTTCCAAGTCCCCTAAAGGCTTGGATTTGGAGTCGTTTTGGTCCATTCTGAAGGTACTGAGCAATGGCTAGCTGTGCTCTGGTTGGAGAAGGCAGGTCGAGCGATTTCCATACCAGAGAAAGAAACAACGGAAACGATTCCGAAAGTTGCTCCTCTACGGGCCTAGAAGGCGGTTGTTTTTTGTTCATAAGGGGAACGTACGGAACAGGGGGCGGAGAGGCGTTGTAGCCCCTCCTAGGCACTAATAAGCGCCCTTTTATTTAATTAAGGCGAGTCACCTTAACTTTTCCAACTCCAGAGTTCGTGAGACCGATAGCATCAGCCGCACCTTTACTGAGGTCCAATCCGCGATTCCCGTGGTAGGGTCCGCGATCATTAACCCTGATTACGGCACATTTCTTAAAGCAGGCTCTAAGTTTTGTACCAAACGGAAGGGTTCTGTGGGCCGCCGTAAGGCCGTTTTGATTAAATCGTTCACCGCTTGCGGTTGGGTTCCCGTGAAAGCCAGGGCCATACCAGCTGGTGATGACGGACAGAGTAGTTAGAACAGAAAGCATTTGAAGAAAGCAAAGAACTTTTATATGGCTTACGCAAATGACCCCCTCACCCACGCGCAGGGAAGAGGGGGCCTGTGCATCTTAGCACATCACTTCTTCTTTTTACGAGCCTTGCCCGCCGAGGATAGGCTTGCCGCAATGGCTTGCTTTTGAGGGTAACCCTCCTTCATCATCTTACGGATGTTGGAAGAAACCGTCTTTTTGGAGCTACCTTTTTTGAGGGGCATGATTACTCTCCTTTCATCTTGGTGGTATACTTTTTACCACGCCAGGTAAACTGCTTAGCACCTGAGGTACGAGCAGATTTAAATGCTTGGTCAAACGACTTCTTGTTGAAGGAAGCCTGAGTCGTCTTGGGGCTGGGTCCTTGCTTTGGTTTGTAGTCGCCTCGCTTCATAGCGGCAGACAGAGTACCATCAGCAGTATTACGAGCAGTGAGACCTTCAGCAGCAGCAGCAACATAAAGATTGCGGCGAGCAGCACCAGCAACCAAACGAGAAGCTGCCGCTTTGGCAAGTTTGCCAGCCATACGCTGGGACGCCGCACGGGCCGCACGACGGGTTTCAGCCGCTTGACGAGCAGCTTTGCCTTGAGCAGCAGCACGAGCTTGAGCACCAGGAGAAGTTGTACCAGCAGCCTGTTGGCGAAGTTGAGCAGCGCCTTGACGGATGCCAGGAGCCCGCTGCGACATCAACCGCTTTGCTTCAGCTGGCTTAACAAGGGGCCGACCAGAGGCAGCCTTACGGGCTTGAGCCGCCTTCCGCACCAGCTTTTGCATACCAGGCTTGTTGGCGTTAACCATCTTAGGCGTACCAGATGGTTTTGTCACCCCACCCTTGCCAGTACCAACGGGCTTAGAGCGTCCAGCCCCTGGGGCCATACCACCACGAACGGTAGCAGGCCCAGCCTCCGCTTTGGTAACCTTAGAAATGCGGGCTTGTTTTGCAGCTCCACGCAACTGGCTAACAGGCTTAGCAGTATTGCGAGGATCTGTTTTATTTGTTTTACGAGGAGCCATGGTAATCAGGCATCCACGCGACGCACGCGGCCAGTCTTGTTGGCGTTGTTAGAGGAGGGCACACGATCAGCCTTACGCACGGTAAGGATGGCAGTTTTAGCAGCACTAACGGTAGCATTCAGAGCCACGGTAGTAGCAGAATCTGCAAAGGTAGCGGGGACGGTGGTCGTAGTAGTAACACCACCGGACACGTTTTTGGTGGTATGAGACCGGTTCTTCAGTTCGTCTTCATCTTGACGACCAGGGGCGTTAGAAATGGAACCGAAAGCGGAACCACCAGCAGGAAGAGTAGCCATTTTTTTAAAGAATAAATGTTCTTAGGTAGTAGTCCAGGACAGGACTTTTGAAAAGTTGTCAAGAGAAAATGTTTCCTGACATACCCACCAGCTAAGCCAATGGGACGAGCCTTTGCTTTGATTGCAAGAAAGACACGCACATACTACGTTGTTGGTAGTATCGTGGCCTCCGCGTGCTTTTGGATGAACGTGATCCAAGGTCAGATTGTCAGACGAGCCACAATAAACACACTGGTTATTCCAGTAATCTTTAATTGCAGCTCGCCACATCCGCTTTGCATCAGAGGAGGTCATGGCCCTTAAAAGAAATAAGTACTCAGAAGGATCTTTGAGAGGCATTGTGCCTGCTGCGGTGGTTTACTTCTTCTTCTTTTTAGGAAAGCCTGCCTTCATATTGGCGTAGGCCTTAGGAGTAATGGTAGAGTTCTTTTTAGAACGGGAGGTTCCAGCCTTTTTACGGGCATTCATGTTGGCATAAAGCCCAGGAGGCTTAGCGTTACCCTTGTTCATTTCTTAGTGCTCTTGTTGTTGTGGCCATTTCGTGCGCGGTTCCGACTTGCACTTTCGAGAACCATCGTCCCCTTCTTGGTATGGGAAAGATCGGGGCCTCCCTTTCCCGCTAGGCCGCGCCTTCTACGTTCAGTCCACCGTTCTTCGGAGGCATTCTTAACAGAAGGCTTCTTATTTAGTTTGCGTTGATATGCCGCCTTCTTAGCGGCTGCCTTTGGATTAGCAGCATAATACTTGGCGGACTTACTTTTTGCCTGTGCCATATTCGGAGAAGAATACCTTGTTTTCAAGACGCTCAATTCGGGCAGTACTATTTCCCACTTTTTCAATGAGCACCTCAACCGACTTGGCAATGTTATGAAGCGTAAGCATGTGCCATCCAAACAACCCAAGAGCTGCTGTGGCTATGGCATTACGAATAATGTCATTATTGGATGACACGTTCCAAATCCTCCAACTCAAGCTCAGGTAAGGTGGCGAACAGTTCAGCCAGGGGTGAACCAGAGATTGGAAGACCGGTAACGTTATTTTTAGCAAGCCAATCGCACGCTGCACGAATGTCTTGTGTGGTGGCAGTTCCGCTTTGAATGCGGAGGATCAGTTCCTTTGTAACAAGGCCGTGAAGCTCGTTAAACTGATCTTCAGTGGCTCTCGTACTCACCTTAATTTACCAACTCTGTAATAAACAAAGTCGTGCTGGCACCAGTGCCTTGAATAGCAGCAATGTTTGCACCAATAGGCACAGCAAGGCTAATACGCTCGCCAGTCTTTAGATAATGAGTGCTAGCAGAAGCAGTTTGAGCACCCACACCGATTTGATAGTGGCAATGAGTACCACCAGTGCATGTCAATGACACAAACCGGCAGGTAGAAGTCAGAGCCAGGTTAACGCTGGTAACACCAAGGGTAATGGTACGAGCAGTTCCAACCTCAAAAGCGGTGGTGGTATCGCTAGTCAGAAAGGTTCCAGCGGTAGTAGTGCCGCCAGTAGTAAGAGAAGCCATCAGTTGTTCTCCTTAATCAGCTTTAATAGTTTTTGTGGATAGGTTGGATCTGTTGCATAGCCCTCAGTTTGGAGTAGTTTGACGCACTCCTCAACTGATTTGGCACGGTTAACGCCTTTATACCCTTTGTAATCTTTGTACCAAAGGTTAATTAGCGTCTCAATGCAGGCTTCTGGGCTATCAAAGTCCCGAAAGATGTCATCAATGGTGATCCATTCCCCATCAACGAACTCTTTGGTTGTGTGGATAGAGCCTGGTTTACCCTTAATTCCAAAGAAATTGTTCTTACCAGAGGTGTGCTTGCCATAACCAGACTCAAGAGCCCATTGAGCAGCTACTACCTCAGGAAACTTGGCCCCGCATTGCTTAGCAGCAGTTTTGACACCCTTCCAGTCGTTTGTAAATACCGCCTTAGGGGCTTCTTTGAGGGGTCTGAAGGTCATATACCAGCCATGACCGGGGGCTTCTACCTCCCAACGCCGTAGCCAGTTTCTCCAGCTGTATTTAACAGCCTGACCACCCTTTCCAATGGTAACATAGCCTCCATTGATGTTATCCATTTCCCCATACGGGTCGTGGAAGATGCCACACTCAGCATCAGCACCAACAAGAAGCATCCAATGGCCGCCTCCCCGAGGGGCATCAACTGGTCCCTTATGAAGAATGCCTGTCGCAACCGGATACCCAACTCCAAGCTCCGCTAAAAGCTTATGTTTGGTGCCCTTCATTGAAAATCCTGCCTTGACACCATAGTCAGCACAGGCTTTAATGTGGGCAGTATAGGAGGTGGTATCGCCGTATTTAAGAACAGTCCTTAAATAATCATCATCAGCATTACTACCCTTAAGCGCATCGGGCATGATGTATTTGATGGCCATCGCACAAGTGCTAGAGAAGCACATCCGATCACCATGCACCGTTGCACTGTCCGTTTGTGGGTAGTATTGCTTCACAGGCAACATTACCATCGGAGTCACAGGATAGAATCCTTAACTTTTTTGATTTTATCGTCCTCAGAACGAAGAGGGCGCATCAGATCCACTACCTTGAGAAAGATCTGGACAAGGCTATTCGATTTAAACTTGCTCACACCGACAATTTCGGAAGCAAGAAACAAAGCAAAGAAAACAGCCGCCTCGTAGGTCAGCTTAAGTCCAAAGATGGTGATCATGGTGGTTAACGGCCTTGGCCGCGTGTTTTTTTACGTCCGTGGTTAGGAAGAGATCTTGTTCCCTGCCCCTGTCTAGTCTTTTTCGGGGGACCGGGAACGAAGCTTACCTTATTCAGAGCACCTTTTGGTTTGGCCATCAGCCCCAGGGAACACCAGCAGCCTTGGTCGGGTTGCGCTGTTCTTCAAGTTGATTCAGCAGGGCCTGGCCAATTTCCAGAACCTTATCAGAACCAAGGGCTTCCTTCACCCAGTCAATCACCTGTTCTTCGGTGAGTTCAGAGAAGGGAACCAGTTCTTCAGGGCGCTCAAAGCCAATCGAACCATACGCACCAGCCGAATACACATCATCTTTTGCATCAATGGTGTAATGAGCGGTGTAAACAAAACCATCGGCGGTTTCGCGTTCGAGGTTGGCAATGTGCCATTCAGCGGTGAAAGTGTTGTCAGACATGGTTTTAAAGATTTGGAATGCTGTATTCTTGGGTGGTGTTGGCGTAATGTTTCCAGATTACATCCGCCGTATTTCCCGCCCAGGCAGCAACCTGAGCAATAGGAATGTCAGCCTCAATCCATCGACTGATCGCAGTGTGTCGCAGATCATAGGGACGGTAGAGGTTAGAAATCAGATCAGCAGAACGTAGCTGCATCATCTTCTTTCGGAAGTAGCTTTGGTATGCCAACCGGTCCCAGGGAAAGATAAACTCACTGTCCCTGTCAAGGCTGGAAAGGATCTGTTGGCACTTATCGTTGAGAGGAACCCAACGCTTTTTATTCGTTTTGGTGCTATGTTTGAGGCCGTGGGTAAGAGTAAAGTTGCGGTGGACTAGGATTTTATCATCCCGAATGTCATCCCACATCAGTGCCCTTACCTCACCAGTCCTCATGGCAGTTTGAAGCATGAACTCGGAATAGGTTGCCCAGTTCGTTGATTTGTAGGTACGCTTTGCTTCAAGAGCGACCATCACCAGATTAAGTTCCTTGCGAGGAATCACCACAATGTCCTTATCCATCTGTGGTGCCTTAGGCATGCGAAAGGTTTGGATTGGGTTGCGCTTAATCAAGGCAATGTCTTCCTGGCTAGCCCACCGGTACAACCCCTTCAGGTACATAGCTACCCGACGAGCAGACTTTGTGGGCTGTTGTTGTAATAGCCAGGTAAGAACTTTGCGGCCATCGGTATCAAAATCCTGGTAGGGACTCCGAGAAAGCCACTTTTTCGCTTGCGCGTAGTCGGACGTGAGGCTCGTGGCTTCAAGCGAAATCGAGCGTTCTGCCACGAATTGGTCCCAGGCTTCCATCAAGGTGAGGGCCATGTACGGGTAAAAGGTCAACGACCCCCTAACCATACACGACCCGTCAACCCCTGTCAAGCCCCTTTAGAGAGTAGGACTACTGGCCGCTAGACGCCAACAGACATAAATGTCAGATAAATAGTCCTGTTGCCTGCTCCGACATCTTGAATTGACATGGTATTATTTGCCGAAATCCAGATATTTAAGCGGCTGCCGGTTGATGGGTTACTTGTAGTACCAAAGCCTATATTTCCCGCAGTTCCTTGAGCCATTAAATAACAACCTTGAGAACCGCCAGTTGACTTAAGTGAAAAAAT